CTTTCAGGAGTTCGGAAGCTCAAAGACTCCGAAGCTCGGTCTTTTGACTGATACTGTTGAGAGTAATATTTCCACAATTGTGGAGATTGAGTCGAAATACTTGAGCGGGCTTGAGGATGAAGCAAAAGCACTCTCGATGATAAACGAGAAGGACTACGAAGACGATGGCGAGTGATCCTACAAAAACAAATGACTTGAAAAAGTTAATACAAACAAAGCTGAAAACATTGTCGAGTAACGTATACTTTGAAATAGCAGACGACACGGCGATGTACCCGCACATTGTTTTTTCCTTTAGGACCATAAATCTCGATGACATTTCGAGACAGGACTACATTCTTGATGTGGATGTATGGGACAAAGGACGGAACACAACGGCGATAGATGAGCTTTGCGATAAGATAGAATCACTCCTACATACGGAGAATCTTCCTCAGACTCGAATCCTTCCTACGTTCTATCTGATAGACAGGAAGTCGCTCCCAGACGAAGACAAAAACATCAAACACCGCTTAATACGGTTTCAAATTCAAAATTATGTGAGGTAGAGACATGGCGATAACAAAGTATATCGGAACCGGAGCCGTTGATGCTGCCGATTTCCGCGAGATCTCTTGGGTAGGTCTTACAAAAGGCGGAAACGCAGTAACAATCAAGCTTCACAATGCTATCAATATGGGTAACATTGACTGGACTTTCGCCGAGAAGAACGATGTCGTTCCTTCGATCGAGTTCACAGCTTGCTATGAGAATACAGATTCCGCGTCAAACTCAACAATCGAACCTTTCGAGATTGAGGTAAACGGAACCGTTACTTCCGGAGCAAGTGAGATCATCCTCGGAGCTGGTAAGTTCTACATTGACGGAACTCTTGTCGCTCTTACTCGTGGTGGCGGACAGTTTACTGTTGAGCGTGAGTACAGAGAAATCAATGCTGACGGAGATCGCGGAGCTGTTAAGGGACGTGTTGTTATGGAAGGTTCAAGACCTAAGCTGACAATGAATGTCCTGACAATGCTCACAAGCGTTACCAGCATTTACAGTTCTTTGCAGGTTTCCGCTTAAGGGAATGAAACAATTAAACGAGAGCGCAGATTTAGGGTGTATGCCCTTTTTCTGTGCTCTTTTTTTATTTTAAGGGAGTATACACATGAGAAATTTACAGACACAAGATGTTTTCGCGTTCGTGCGATTGATTGACAAAGTAGGTATTAAGAACGAACTGAAAACGCTCATATTATCCAAAGACAGTATAAAGGATCTGACTCAGGAGTCTTTCGGATATGATCTGATCTTTACGCTTATTTCAGGAGCGAGTACAAAACCCGCAGAGGAAGCCCTGTATGAGTTCTTTGCGAACATTATGGAATGTGATGGGGAATCGCTTAGGACTATGGATGCGACTGAATTTTTGGAAAAAGCAGTTAAAGTAGCGGAGCCGGAGAAGTGGAAGAATTTTTTCTCCTCGGTTGCCAGGTTGATGAAGTAAAACTGATTGACTTGGTGCTCCGAAGGTATCACACACTTGATGTGATGAAGGTGCTGTCAGTTGAACAGTTTGTAAAGCTGATTTTGACGGCTCTTGACGAGGAATCAAAAGAAAAATATCGGCAAGAATGGTTAAGCCTGCTGCCGTGTATGATTTTTACCTCACATTATATGACATTCGACCAATATTACGAGACCGTTACCGGACAGAATATAGACCTTCGCCCGGTGGACGACATTATCGCGGAAATAGACCGCAAACACGAAGAGGCAAAGAATGGCACTTGAGATCTTTAAGCTCGTTGGCTCGGTATTCGTTGACACGGATAAGGCGAACGACTCACTTCAAAAAGTAGATAAGAACGCGGGCAAAGTTGCGGAAGGTTTCGGCAAAGCCGGTAAGGTAATCGGAGCAGTCGGAGCTACTATTGGAGCTGCTGTTGTCGGTGCCGGAACAGCTATCGTCAATATGGCGAACGACACTTCCGAAATGGCTGACACTATCGACAAGGCTTCAATCCGTATGGGAATAGGTGCGGAGCGTTACCAGGAACTCGCTTATGCAGCCGAACAGTGTGGAGTTGATATGTCCACAATGGAACAGGCGGCGAAGAAGCTCGAAGGTACCGACCTCAATTTCGATGATGCTATGAATCAGATCATGGCTCTCGGTACCGAGGAAGAACGTGCAGCGATGGCGGCGGAACTCTTCGGAGAGAAGGTTGCCTATAATATGGCTCCGTTGCTTGCTCAGTCCGGCGAAGAATTTGACGCACTGACTCAAAGAGCGAACGATCTCGGAATCGTTATGTCTGAATCAGCGGTCAAAGCTGGAGTTGAGTACGGAGATCTCCAGGCTGATCTTGAAAAAGTAGGAAACAGTCTCAAGACGAGTATAGGTTCGGCGGTTATGCCGATTCTCGTAAAACTCTCTCAAAAGCTGATTGAGTTCATGCCTACGATTCAGGGCTTAATGGATAAAGTCGGCCCTTTGGCGGCAGATTTAATTGATAAATTACTTCCCCCGCTTGTCCAGACGGCGGAAGAAGTGCTACCAATGGCGATTGAAGCTATCAGCGCGATACTTCCGAGCCTGTCACAGATAGCGGACGAGCTCGGGCCGGTTATCCTTGATCTGATTCAGGAGTTACTTCCTGTTATTATTCAGGTCGTTTCCGAGGTTCTTCCGGTTCTGGTATCAATTATCCAGAAGCTCACACCGATTTTGTCAATGCTTATGGAGTTCCTCGGACCTATCCTTGATTTAGTTCTTCAGCTTATATCTCCATTATTGGAGCTCGTAATGCAGATCTTAACTCCGATTTTGGATCTCATTACTTCACTTTTGAGCCCTATCCTTGAGCTGATAACGAACGTATTGACTCCCGTATTCGGAATCATCCAGGCATTACTCGGACCGCTCACGAGTCTTCTCGGCGCGATCCTTACACCACTCTGTCAGCTTCTCAACTTATTGTTGACTCCGCTTGTAAAGTTGCTCGACCTGATACTTCCCCCGCTTATCGGTCTGATAGAGAAGTTCTTCGACTGGGCGGGCCCGTATCTTGAAACATTCTTCGAGTGGATAGGCGGAGCACTTGAAAATCTTATCAGTTGGATCGGAGACGGCGGACTTACAGGAGCGTTCCAGGCATTCGGAGATTTCTTTAAGAATCTGTGGGACGGTATCGTTTCAGCGTTTAAGACGGCTATCAACTGGATCATCGAGGGCATAAATGCTCTCATAAGCGGTCTGAACAGTATTCAGCCGCCCGCATGGTTGACCGAGCTTACAGGAATAACAGGAATCAACATTCCGACTATCCCTTATCTGGCAAACGGCGGAAACATCGAACAGGCTGGTCGTGTTCTTGTCGGCGAGCGTGGTCCCGAGATTCTCGACTTGCCCGGTGGTGCGAGAGTAACTCCGCTTGACAATGCTTCTATTGATTATACACGGCTTACGGAAGCGTTCGTTGCTGCGCTCCGTATGGTAGCTCCTGAAATGGCTTCGAATGTAGTCGTTGAGAGCGACACTGACAGCCTTGTAAGAGTGCTCGTCAAACAGAACTCGGACAACTACAAAATGACAGGAAGGGGGCTTTTTGAGACATGAGTTCAGCTTATTTAGGCTATCGCTTAAAATTCGGCGATACGATAATCAGTAACGACCTCATCCAGAAGGGAACGTACAACTTCACAAAAGAGAAGCGAATCGTTTCAACTTGGAAGGATGCGGAAGCGGTAGAACACCAGAAAGTCCTTCCGGATAGGAAAGTGCATATAAAATTCTCGCTCCGTGAGCGCAATCTGACGGAACAAGAGTCCGTAGCGACGATATTCGCAACACAAGATAACGTCACGATAACCTACTGGGATGACTACGCTTGTGTTTATGACACAAGTACGTTTTATATGCAAGCTCCGACCATTACTCACAGAAACACGATCGGCGGTATAAACTACGATGCGACTCCGATTGATTTGGTGGAATACTGATGTTAAATGTCAATAACGATACAAAAAACGCATATTATGACGACACGCTTCTGAAGACGTTGGTAATCTCATTCCCGAATAAGAGCGTTACCTTTACCGGAGACGACATTCTCGGGGAATCGGTCAAGCTGATTGAGAAGATAGAAACGGAGAGGTCACTTACCTTTAAGGGATGTATTGCTTCGAAGTTTACGTTCAAAGTCGCTGATAATGTCATAGATCTTCGCGGAGAATACCTCGAAGCGACCATCCAGGCAGACGAGACAGAAGTAATTCCGCTCTTTAGTGGATATGTAGACGATCAGGACAATGAAACGCGCGAAGACATTGTTACGACCTTCACTTGCTACGATCCGCTCTATAAAATCGGCTCAAGGAATATGCAGAGTTGGGTTGACGGGCTTTCGTTTCCTATAACGGTAAGGAACTTCCGAAACAGCTTATTCAGCAATCTCGGAATCACTCAAGAAGCGAGAACACTTATTAACGACAATCTGACAATCAGTGCGAATTTTAAGAGCTTCGTTGATGCTCCGAGCGCGACTGACATTATGAAATGGATCTGTCAGCTTAATGGAGTTTACGGCCAGTATGGAAGAGATAAAAAGTTTCACTACCGCGAGCTGAATGCTCTTTCTGAAGGTACTTATCCGGCAGAAGACTTATATCCCGGCGAAGATACATTCCCTTCGGCAGAAAATGCGGGAGTTACTATAAATACTTCCGATTATGTCTCATTGACCTATGAGCCTTACACAACAGACTACATCACAAAAGTAGTTATTATTGACGGCGGCGGTCTCGATCAGGGACAAGCGGGAGTCGAAGGTAACACGTTTATTGTTCAGGATAACCCGATAGCGTTCAACGTGAATATGCAGTCGGCAGCGCGAGCACTTCTGGCGAAGATAAACGTTGTCAATCATATTCCGGTTATAAAAATGAAGTGTGTCGGTCTTCCTTATGTGGAGTGTGGCGATACCTTCTTATCATATACGCGGAAAAACGTTTGCCGTTCGTATGTGCTTCAGCGTACTCTTTCCGGAATACAGGCTCTTTTTGATGAATATTCGAGCGATTCGGACAAAGACTATCCGCCTTACAAGGCAACAACAAAGTCAATGACGAACGCGGACAGGAAGAAAATTCTTCAGATTCAGAGCGACATTGTAAGGATAGACGGAAAAATCATAGCTGATGAAGCCGAGTTCAATACTCTCAAATCAAAAGCTATCACGACCGACAATCTGTCAGCGCAGAACATAAGCGCGAATCAGATCACGGCGGGAACGCTTAATGTTGACAGAATACAAGCGGGTTCAATAAGTGCGCAGAAGCTGAATGTTTCAGCAAGTGATGGGAACGGCTGGAATGTAAGTATGGGACCGGGCGGAACTTCCTTTAGTAAGGGATCACTCGGAACGGGTAATATCACTGGTGCGCTCGGGACTAATAAGAGCGGTTGGGGAGTGAATTTCGGCGGCTATGGCGATCAGGGCTCTTTGACCGTTGGACAGGTTACGGCTGACATGATAACAACTAATGTGCTCAACTCGAAAATAGCTCAAATCGGTGTTTTGACAACACAAAACTTGTCTTGCGGTGGTTATCTTCAGTTGCACGGCCGTATGTGGGGAACTCAACAGTTCACTTATATAAACTCTGTAAATTTTGTAAGCAAGACTTACACTACAAGAACATTAACAGTTTTAGCAGCTCAAGGATAAAGGAGAAAAAACTATGTTGAAAGTATTTGGCGGTGTTTATGCAAACACAAAGGAAGATTTTGAAGTATTAAAGAGAGCAATCGAAGACAATGGTTTTGAGGTTGCGTACAGTTCAGAGACCAGCGGAACAATCATCAAGGATGTTCAGAGTTTAGAGGAGCCTGTTGCTGATGAACAGTAAAATAAGACAACTCGAAGACGATTTAGTCAACATTTTAAACGCTTCGGATGTTCCGATAGAGGTTAAACGGCTTGTTGTTGGGAATGTCTACCATGCAACGGAAAAGGCAGCCGATAACGCTATTCTGAGGGAAAAGTACGAAGAAACAATGCAGAACGCTCCTATCGAAGAAAAGGGGGACTTAACCGATGCAGAAGGCTCATGACAGTAGCTATAACGACTACTGGAAAAACAAACCGAATATAACGACTCCGATTGTGCAGGACCAGCTTAATAGAATTGAGACCACGATTGACACGATAGACGACCGAGTTGTTACCTTTGATACCTCGAAGGCCGATCAGTCAGACTTGCTTCTGGATATTGCGGATGTAACATTCAGTCCTTCTACGGGAACATTTACATTCACAAGGCAGAACGGGACAACAATTACAATCGACACGGATATTGAAAAAGTCGTAACGAACTTCGACTATGACGATAATCCCTCGAGTCCTCATTATCAGAGTCTTGTCCTGACACTTGATGACGGAACGGTAAAATACGTTGATATGTCAGCACTCGTAACAGAGTATGACTTCGCTCCGTCAGACACGATCCAGCCGACCATTACTTCCGGTACGGTCTCAATGTCTGTTAAGAATGGTTCCATTACCGGAGAAAAGTTGCAGCCGAACTATCTCGCGGATATTACAGTGCAGGCAAATCACGCGGCGGCAAGTGCTACGGCTTCAGCGGGAAGTGCGACTCTTTCCGAGTCTTGGGCGATAGGTGGAACTGGAACCCGTGAAGGCGAGGACACTCAAAACTCAAAGTATTACGCAGATTTAGCTGAAGAGACTGTTGCGGAACTTCTCGCAGCGTTCGGAATTGAGGTAATCGGAACGAGGTTGATTTTCGGTGCGACATTCGAGGACCAGTACGAAATTGAAGTGACGGGGAAAAAACTCGTTATAACAGAAAGAGTATAGAGGAGAAAAAAACATGGCAGACATTAACCAGGTACAGCTTCCGGACGGGAGTCAGTTCAATATCAAAGATGATATAAGCGGGTACGCTTCCGAAGCCTATGTTCAGAGCCAGATAAGCGGAATCACAAAGGCGACAATCGGTCTCGGTAATGTGGACAACACTTCGGATGCAAATAAGCCCGTTTCAACGGCCCAGCAGACGGCTCTTAATGGAAAGACAAATACTTCCGTTATTGCCTACACTGAATCAAGCGCAACAGCTACGAAGCGTTATGAAATCGGCGATCAGTTCATTTTAAGCGGAGTTCTTTACACCGCGACAGCGATTATCCCTAACGGAGATCCTATAACGATAGGAACAAATTGCGTGGCTTCTGATTCAATCGCAGACCAGCTCACAGATCTCGGAAGTCTTCAGGAAACAGTTACTGAAGTGAACGCAAAAATTGACGATCACATCCGCAGAACGCGCAGAAACATTACAAACGATCTGACGAATCTCACGGCGGCAATCTCGGAACAGAATCTCGAAAAATACGGCTACGCTATTGGAGATTACTTTGTAGGCGCGAGTACCTATAAGTATATTCTCGCTGATATGGACACATATTATGGCGGATATGATAGTTATGCAGTTTTAAGCACTCATCATATAGCACTTGTAGTTGACACGGGAGCTACTTCAAAGTGGCATACGGGAGACGCAAGTTCTGTGGGCTACAAAGGATGTACGCTTCATACTTACCTTAAGGGAACTGTATTCAATAATATCAAGACTGATCTCTCCGCTCTGTTTACGGATTGGAGTGCTCACTTACTTAAGCACCAGAAGCTACTTACAACGGCACTTAATAACTGGGGTTGGGAAGCAGATGCTTATATCTCCGCTCTTACTGAAAGTGAGGTATACGGCCACAGAGAATGGAGTGCGAACTCATATCAGGAAGGCGAAGCCGTTAAGCCTTTATCTCTCTTTCAGAAATATAGATTTAATCAGATATTCGGAGAGAATAATCATGTTTGGCTTCGAAATATGCAAGCGGCCGCGGTTGCGTGCTTTGCTCACGGTGACGGACGTGCGCTCTATGCCAGTGTAACTACCGATTTTGTGGCGGTCGGGCTTATTCTTTTTCATTAAAAATTGCGGGGGTTTATCCCCCGCCAAGGGAGTTTTATGTCGGTTAATAAGGGAGACCGCAGGGAATCCAAAGTTGAATTTGATAACACATATTTCAAAGTTTATGACGATTGCGTAAGGTTGATTGAATGTAGCTTCGGCGCAAAAGGCGACATCAAAGAGAAAAAGCAAGGATATATAAGAGCCATGAGCGACAGAATTTTAAAATCCGTCTGCGATATGGGTACATATATCAGAATAGCAAATTCTATCTATCCGCAGTATCAGTCAGAACTGGAAGAAAGAAGAATCGCTCAAGAGAAAGCGATCGGACTTTGTTTTGATGTTATGACAAAATATCAGCTTATTATGACCGAGTTAAAGGTTCCTGATGATAAGCACACGAACGAAATCAAGAATCTCATCCATGAAATCAACTGTTTGAAGAAGTGGAGAGAGTCTGATAAAAGATTTAAGAATTTAGGTTAAGCTCTATTTTGGCCGCGGTTGCGTGCAATGCGAACAATAACGGAAATGCGAACAATAACAGTGTAACTAACGATAATGTGGCGGTCGGGATTAGAGACCTTGATACATTGTCCGATAGGGCAATACTCATTCAAGGTTTATAAGGAGAGTTTGACCTTCCTCGCAAGAGGTGAATATATAAGGATGATGTATCTTGCTACGGCAAATGATACTACAACATTCTTTTTCTTATGACTTTTGAAGAACTAACGACTATTGAAAAATTGAATAATGCCTTTAAGGAATGCTCAAAAATCTCTCATTGGAAAGAATCTACGCAGAGATACAAGGCAAATATGCTCTTGAGGAATACGGAACTTCAGAATGAACTCCGCAGCGGGGAATATAAGATCGGGAACACGATAGACTTCGTAATATGTGAAAGAGGTAAAAGGCGGCAGATAAAAGCTCCGGTAATCAAAGACAGGATTGTCCAGAAGGTGCTCTGTAAAGAGATACTTATACCGGCACTGACAAAACCGCTTATCTATGATAATTACGCGAGCCTAAAAGACCGAGGGACTTCGTTCGCGAGAAAGCGGATTGATATTATGCTGCGGAGATATATTCAAAAGTACGGAGAAAACGGCTATATCTTACAGATAGATATAAGAAAGTTCTTTGAGAGCATAGATCATCAGACCTTACGGGAAATGGTTCACGAGAGAATAAAAGAGTCTAAAGAGATAATGGATCTGATTGATTACATTATCGACACGTCATCCGATAGTGATGTAGGGCTTAATCTCGGTGCGGAATGCCCGCAGATATTCGCCGTGTATTATCTGTCCGGCATAGATAACTATGTAAAGACCGTTAGGGGCATGAAATACTACGGCCGTTATATGGATGATATATTTATCATTTCGGACTCAAAAGACGAGCTCAAGAGCATTCTGGAAGACATAAAATATCGACTGGGAGATATAAAACTCGAAATCAATGAGAGAAAGACTCACATAACGACTCTTAAGCACGGATTTACATTCATGCAGATAAAATATAGCGTTCAGGACGGAAGGATCATAAAGAGACCGACCAGAAGCAAGATCGCGAGAGAGCGCAGACGACTCAAGAAGTACAAAAAGAAACTTGAGCAAAGGCAGATGTCCCTACTGGATATTCAGAACTGTTATAAATCATGGCGGAATAATATCCTGAAGGATTGCAATGCCTGCTGCCGTTCAATTCACGAAATGGATAAGCTGTTTGACCGGTTATTTTTGAAGCATGAGTCTTATAGGAAAGTAACAAGGGAACAATTAATAAGAAAAGCGTATAGGGAGGCTTACAATGGCAAAGGTATTTTTAGACGACGGAACTGTTATCGTAGCGACTTTGAACATGAACACTTTTGAGAGCGATACCGAAGTAGATCCTGAAGTATTTAATGATAATATTTCGGATGTCTCTTATGAGGAAAACGGAGAAGTCGTAGAACTCGGAGAATGCACTCTCGTTTATGGCGGCTTACAGGACGGAAAATGGCAGTTCTGTTTGAACCCTATAACCGAAGAGGAAAGAATGAAGCTCGCACTCGCGAAGAACACCGCTGACATTGACTATATTATGATTATGGAGGATTTGTGATGCACAGTAAGAATTTCAACAAAATCAAGACATATTATGATACCGGGCTCTGGGATAAAG